CTACCCAATGGAGGTGGATGACATCTTCCTGAATGAGGATACCAACATCTTTGATATTGAATCAGCTAAGAGACAGAAAACCAAACTGTTACAACAAGAAAGAACAGGAACTCCTGTTGTATTGTTCTCTGGAGAAAATGGTATTGAACATGAGTTTACGGACAAGCTTCCTATATCTAACTTTCCATTAAAGAACAGTGATACAAAAGATGCTCCTATAGTTATATATGAATTTCCTGTAGAAAACCCTCCTTATGGATTGTATGTAGCAGGAGTTGACCCTTATAGACAAGGTAAATCTGCATATTCAAGCTCACTTGGTTCTGTGTTCATATATAAAAGGATGCATGAAATTAGTGGTGAAAAGTATCAAGATATGTTCGTAGCTTCGTATTGTGCTAGACCTGATAAGAAAGAAATTTGGGAAGAACAAGCTAGACTTCTTATCAAGTATTATAATGCACGAACACTGTGTGAGAATGATGATATATCATTTATAGAATATATGAAGGCTAAAGGGGATGCTCACTATTTAGAGAGACAACCTGAATGGCTTAAAGAAATTGTTCCAAACACAACAGTTAAAAGAGATTATGGAATTCATCGTTCAAGTGATAAAATAATTGAGTATCTTCACACCTGCTTAAAGAAGTATATGGAGTCTGTGATATTCAAAGAAACAAATGAGGCTGGTGATACTATAAGAGAAGTTCTAGGGGTGAGTAAGATATTTGATCCTGTATTGTTAGAAGAGATTATTCAATACAATGACTCAGGTAACTTTGACCGTATCATTGCTGCAGAGTTAGCTATTGCACAAGCTCTTAAGATGGACCCTATTATGGGTAAGATTGGTGGAACTTCTGATGATAGGGTGAAAGCAATGTTTAGTAAGAAGCAAGGAAACGTATTATTTACAGAATCAAGAGGAGGGATGTTTGGCACATCTCATAATAAATATAAAAGAAATAAATTGTTTACATAATGGCAATTATAAGATATACAAAAGACGCAACAATTAGGTATGCCTACTTAAACATCTTCCCAGATCAGTTTAAAACTGAGAAGGAAAAGATGGATGAGAGTTGGATAAAGAACACCATGGACTACTTTGCAAACAAAGCTTATGCTGAGTATGTAAAGAACCGTGATACATTTGTTAAAAACTATGACTTAGTAAAAGGAATTTTGCGTCATGAGGATTTCTATCAAGAACCTGAGGTAAGAAGTTTTACAGATATGCTAACAGCAGATCTTGCTCTTCCTGCCTATGTAAAACATTATTCTATTTTAACCACTCCTATTAATGAATTGGTAGGTGAGATTTCTAAACGTCCAGATGCTTTTCAAGTAAAAGCTTTTGATGATGATAGTAAAGCAGAAGAGCTTGAATTTAAAACAGGTATATTACAAGAATATGTAATTAATCAAGCTAAATCAAAATTACAAGAACAAGCTGCATTAAGGGGAGAAGAAATTCCTGATGAAGAGTTACAACAGATGACAATAGATCAAGTGAAGGATCAATTAGATTCTTACACATCTATTGCTGAGAAATGGGCAAGTCACGTATTAACAGCTCAGAAAGCTGAGTTTGTTATGAAGGAAAAGAGTGAAGATGCTTTTAGAGATTTATTAATTTCAGCTAGAGAATTTTACCACGTATACGAAGATAACTCAAAGGTAGGATTTAATGTAGAAGTATCTAACCCTAAAAATACATTCTTCTTAACTACACCAGATAGAAAATATATTTCAGATCCTACAGGACGTGCACAAGGAGCTTATGCTGCTGGTACAGTTATGGTGATGGAACTATCTGAGATTATTGAAACATTCCCTGATATCACTAAAGAAGAGATAGATCACTTACGTAGTTCATTACAAGACTACGGTTTGATCAACGTACGTGAATCTAATTTGGGTAATCCTAATGCTATTCCAGGTATTGATTCAGTACAATATGATACATATGATCCATTAGTGTTACAAACAAGAATGGTGATTGAGTCTGAAATGAAAGAAAACAATGATGGCTTACAAGACTTCTTAGGTCTTACGTCTAACGTTAGTTCATTTGGTTATAAGTATGTTGTTGTACGTACATATTGGATTTCTAAAAAGAAGATTGGTAAGTTGATTTATTTAGATGAAATGGGCAATGAGCAATCTATGCTTGTTGATGAAAACTATAAATCAGGAACTATTCCTACAGAAGAATCTTTAGAATGGGGATGGATTAACCAATGGTACCAAGGTGTTAAAATTGGTCCAGATATCTATCACATTAAACCTTACAAGTTATTAAACTATTGTCCTATTATTGGATTAGTACATGAGGTGAAGAATACAGAAGCTAGAAGTCTAATAGACATGATGAAACCATTCCAGGTTCTTTATAATGTTTGTATGAATCAGTTATACAAGCTATTAGAAAAAGAAGTGGGTAAGGTGTACTTAACATCTATTAGACATATTCCTATTCCTAAAGATGGAGATGCACAAGATGCTCTTGATGTATGGGAAATGGAAGCACGTAACCGTGGTGTGATGTTCATTGATGATAGCCCAGAGAACTTAAAGAGTCCAAGCTCATTTAATCAATTTAGAGATATTGACCTTACACGTACGCAGGAGATTCAATCTCGTTACAATCTTGCAATGCAATTAAAGAATGAGTGCTGGGAATTGATAGGTATGTCTAGACAGCGTATGGGGTCTATTTCAGCCAGTGAATCAGCTACAGGTACCAACACTGCTATTCAACAATCTTATTCTCAAACTGAGCCTATATTCATTGCTCATGAGTATGTATTAGGTCAGCTATATCAAGCAATCATTGATGCTTCATTATATGTAGAATCTAAAAAGCCTGAATCAACTATTTCTTATATTACTAATGAAGGAGAATCTGCTTTTGTACAAGTGAATGGTACAGATCTTAGATTTAGAGATTTAAAAGTGTATCTGACTAACAGACCAGAAGATCAAAAAATGTTTAATGAAATTAGAGGATTATCTCAAGCTGTTCTACAGAATGGTGGTTCATTACATGATATCATTGAACTTTACAGCACTAACTCTGTACGTCAAATGAAGAAGGTGTTTAAAACTCTTAAGGAAAGACAACAACAATTAGAAGATCAAAAAATGCAGCAACAACAGCAACAATTAGATCAACAGCAACAACAAGCTGACGCTCAAATACAAGCTGCTCAACAAGCTCAAGCTGAGAAATTAGCTCATGATGATTATCAAGCTGAATTAGATAGAATTAATAAAATTGAGATTGCTACAATAATGGCTGAATCTAAAGGAGGATTACCAGACAATGATGTAAATGGAATTCCTGATGTATTAGAAATGAGTAAGTTAGAGTTTGAACAAACAAAAGCTGCTAGAGATTACCAAGCTAAACTTGCTGATATTCAAACTAAAAATAGACAGGACGCAGAAAAGATGGCAATAGAAAGAGAAAAATTACAAGTAGCTAGAGAAAACCAAGCAAATGATTTAGCTGTTGCTAGAGAGAACGCTAAAGGTAGAGCTGCTAAAAAACCTAAGTAATGTTTGATAAATTAATTGAGATTATATCTAATTGGTGGTTACAACTGACCCCAATAATTATAATAAGAGATTATGAAAAGGCTGTATTACTAAGGTTTGGGAAATTTAAAAAAGTTCTTGAACCTGGAATACATTTCAAAATCCCATTGTTTGATGAAGTGATTGATCAACATGTTGTAACCACAACGTTAAGTCTTGATGCCCAATCTTTGTATACAGCAGATAAACAAAACATTGTTGTAAAAGGATTGGTTAAATATAAGATAGCTGACGTTAAAATATTCTTATTAGAAGTTTGGGATGCCCAAGATGCTATATCAGATATGTCACAAGCCATCATTAAAAATGTCATTATGTCTATGACATTAGACGAGTGTACAGATTCTGAACTTGATAACACTCTTACTAAGAAAGTGAGGGTGGAAGCTAAGAAGTGGGGGGTTGAAGTTCAACAAGTTACACTCACTGACCTAGCTCCAATAAGAAGTATTAGACTTATAAATGACAACTTTATTAATAAATTAGATTAGAGTAAAAAATATTAATGCTATATTATCTTAAATAATGATCTATATAGAGCTTCATCTCTTTGATATTAATTTACTATAGTATACTTTTACATTACAAAACCAATTAAAACTCAACTACATATGGCTGAAAATCTAGATAATCCAGGTTTTGGGAACTTTAGTATCCAAGATACAATGGAAATGGGAATGGGCAACGCTGAATTGTTAAGCGATTTAATGGGCCCTGATAGTGCTACATCTAGTCCTGATGACATTCAGGATATTGATAAGACTCCCCCTCCTGCTCCTGAGAAAAAAACTACTTCTGCAAATTCTGGTAAAAAACCTGATGCAGACAATTCTAGTGATGACACTTCTGATAAAAAACCTGATGAAAAGAAATCTTTAACAGACTTCTTATTAGGTGGAGAAGATGAAGATGGTGATGATGATTCAGAAGACACTGATAATCAACCAGTTACAAAAACTAGTAAACAAGATAGTAAAGAAGATGATGATGATGATGAGGGAGATGATGCTCCTGAGTCAACATTTTCATCTTTATCTAAAGACCTTTTCAAATTGGGTGTATTCACTCAAGAAGATGACGAAGAAGAAACAATTACAACTCCAGAACAATTCTTAGAAAAGTTTAATGCTGAGAAAAAGAAAGGAGCAATTGAAGTGGTTGATAACTTCTTAGGTCAATTTGGAGAAGATTATCGTAATGCATTTGATGCCATATTTGTAAAAGGAGTTGATCCTAAAGATTACTTTGGTGCATATAACCAAATTCAGTCATTTGCTGAAATGGATCTTGCACAAGAAACAAATCAAGTTTCTGTAATTAGACAAGCATTAGAAGATCAAGGATTTGATCCTGAAGATATTATATCTGAAGTTGAAAGACTTAAGAACTACGGAGATCTTGAAACTGTTGCTACAAAGCATCATAAGGTCTTAGTAAAAAAAGAAGCTGCAAAGCTTCAACAAATGGAACAAGAGAAAGAAGTACAATTACAACAACAAGCTCAATATAAACAACAATATGCTGCAAATGTAAACCAAGTTTTACAAGATAAGCTAAAAGCAAAAGAGTTTGATGGTATTCCTCTTAATCCAAAACTGGCTGGTGAACTACAAGATTTCTTAGTAACAGATAAGTATAAGACAAGTTCTGGTGAAACATTAACAGACTTTGATCGTACTATTCTAGAACTTAAACGTCCTGAGAATCATGAAAGAAAAGTAAAAGTTGCTCTTTTGCTTAAGATCTTAGAAAAAGATCCTACACTTTCTACGATTCAAAAGAATGGTGTCACCAAAAAGTCAAATGAATTGTTTGGTGAGGTAGCCAGACAGGTTAGTAAAAGTGCTGTGAAATCTAAACAACCAGTCAAAGCTAACTCATGGTTTCAATAAACAATTTCAATAAACATTAATTAAAAAAATAAAAAAATGGCAATTCAAACAATTCCAGGTTTAACTGGTTTTACTTACGCAAGAGTAGCTTCTATGGACAAGCGTGCTGTAGGTAAATTAACAGATGCTAACCACTTGGAAAGCTTTCACTCTACAGAGCCAGCAGATTATGATAAGAAAATCATAAGCTTGTATACTCAAAGCTCTCTTTACAGTAATGACTTCTTGGACATGATTAACAAGAGCACTCCTTACTATATTGACAACAACAGTGATGCTTGGAAGTGGCAGGTACAAGTTCCTTACAAGTTTCCAAAAATCATTGACATTCCAACAAGTACTTTAGAGCTGAGCAAGCCAGGTATTGATGGTCAAGAGTTCCAATTAGTAATTGATACTAATGAGTTCTCTAAGAATGCAATTGTATCTGTAGGTACTCGTCAGTATGGTCCTCGTTTCTATGTAATCAAAGATCCAGTAAACTGGAACATGGGTTACTTATACACTTTCACTTTAGTTACAGACAATCCAACTGTAGATTTCGTTAGTCCTAACTTCTTAAGAGTTGGTATTGAATTGGAATTAGTTGATGCTGCAATTGGTGAATTTGACCAAGACTTATTAGGTCTTCCTCGTTTAGGTGAGCAAATCACTATGTTTGAATCTTTAGGTTCTGCATATGGTTATGAGCACAAAATCACTGAGTGGGCTGATGACAAAATGATGCGTGATGCTTCTGGTAAGCCTCTTGATATCTTAGTATATGCTCCACAAAGACGTAACCAATTACCTTTAACTCGTAACGATGTTAAATGGGAACCATTTATTGAGTTCTGGATGCGTAAGTCTATGTTAGAATTGAAAGTTAAGCGTATGATCTGGGCTAAGCCTGGTACCGTGAAGACTAATGGTTCTAAGCAAGAATTAAAGCGTACATCTGCTGGTGTTTACCACAGAATGCGTAACAACGGTAACTTAGTACAATACAACCGCGGTGAGTTCACTGCAAACTTGATTCGTTCAGTGTTTGGTGACTTGTTCTACAGACGTGTTGATGTTAAGGATCGTAGAGTTAAAATGTACACTAACGAAGCTGGTTTTGACGTGTTCCAACAAGCTTTAAAGAATGATGCATTGAATTCAGGTTTAACTTTCATGGCTGATTCTGGTAACAGATATTTACAAGGAGAAGGTCAACACATTACTTACAACTTTGCATTTGATGCAATGGTTACACGTGAGACTGGTCGTGTTGAATTGATCCACTTGAAAGAATTAGATCTTCCTCAAACAAACTTAGAATTTGGTCAGAATAAGAAGTCAACTCCAGTATTTATGGTGTTTGATGTATCTCCAATGTCTGATGGTTCTATGATCAACAACATTCGTGAAGTACGTATGAAGGGTGCTCCTTCTATGACTTGGGGTTATATTGATGGTACTCGTCACCACTTAGGCTTTGCTAAGTCTCAAGGTATGAGTTCTGCAAATAAATTCCCAGGATACGAAATCTGGATGAAAGATCGTTGTGATGTATTCATTGAAGATTTATCTAGAACAGTATTGATTGAAGAAATTCCTCAATTCTAATAAAAGAGTTAAGGGTTAAAATCCTTAAAACTACACAGAGAAGATGTTCCCCCCTCCCTCAACGAGGGGGAATCTTCTTACACAGATGGATGGGTTTGGGCTCCATGCCCCACCGCATTCCCTTCAATGGGAACCATCTGCAAATAAACCAATAAAAAACAACTACATATGGGTAAGATAGGAAAAATCTCTACGTTAAAAAAAGAGTATAACAATTCTCAGTTACAAACGATGCAGGCTGGTCTTGCACAGAAAGGCTTAACAAGAATTCCTGGTACAGGTGTTTTCAAGTATCCTTATAAAGAACTTGATGGACAGTACAGAACAGGTCTTGATCCAAATGCTGCTTACATTAGACGCATTAGTGATAATCTTGAAAGAGAGTTAGAAGTTGAAAGAGTTACAGCATTGAAAGCTAAACTTGAAGCTGCTATGGGTGATATTGACTTAGGTCCTCGTTCTAAATTTTGGAACTATGGATTGTCTACATCTACAGATGATGTGCTACATGTACAAGCTGTTAAGTTAATGGATGGTGATAACTTCTTTGATTTTAGTAATCCATCTCAAGAGTTAGCTTTTGCATGGTTAAGAGTTCATCCAACAATTGCTTCTAGCTATCAAGCATGGGAGCGTGGTGAATATGCAGCAGATATACAATTTTATGTTGCTGATGATGAGATTGAAAACCAAGTGATTTTCAAGAAAAAACAATTGATCAACAAGGCTATTGTTAAGTTTGATGCAATGACTCCTGAAAAGAAACGTAAGGTAGCAAGATTATTAGGTTTACCAGTTAGTGAAGATTCTAAAGAAGAGTCTGTATATAACCAAGTAGACAACCTATTAAAACAAACTGAATTCAAAAATGGTAAACACGCTGGTTTAAATCCTGTAGAAGTGTTTAACAGATTTGCAGACATGAGTGAAAACTTACTCCATATTAAAGATTTAGTAAAACAAGCAGTTGCACATTCTATTTATAGAATAAAAGCAAATGACAAAGTATATGAAGGTGAACATGCTATTGCAAAAGATGAAGATGATTTAATCAGATTCTTAGCAGATGAAGATAATCAAGATGCATTGATCACTTTGGAACAAAAATTGAAACTTAAAAAACTAGCCTCTGTATGATCCCTGTAGATAGTTTATTATATAAGATAGACCAGAAACTAAATAAACTATCAACTAACGAGCATCAACAAATTAACCTAGAAGACAAAATTTTAGCTTTAAATGAAGCTCAGATAAAGCTTATAAAGCAAAAGGTTGATGGGTTTAGTACAGTTTCAGGTATGGGCCTTGACTCTTTTAAAAAGCGTTACGAAGACCTACAAAGATTGATAGTGAATTACGTTGATGGTGATCTATCTCTAGCTATAAAAGACGCAGAGTTAAATCAATGGTCTGCTAATTTAGATTTATTAGTTCCTAAATATATGTTCTATGTAGACTCATATGTTTTGGCTAATAAAGGAAGATGTACTGATAGAAAGATATGGATTAATAAGGATTTGGCAAAGCATGGTGATTTATCTGTGCTTTTAAACAACACTCATTATAGACCTTCTTTTGAATATCAAGAGACTTTTAACTTACTATCTTCAGATGAGATTTCTATATTTACAGATGGTACATTTACACCAAGTAAAATATACATCTCTTATATGAGATACCCAGTGTATATTGATTCAGTAGGGTATACTGACTTTGATGGACAACCATCAATCAACCAAGATTGCGAACTTGAATTATACTTAGAAGATGAGTTAGTAGATTTAACAGTTCAAAATTTAGCAATGTACACAGAAAACATGTCTGCAGTTCAAACAGCTCAGATGAGGATTCAAACAAACGAGTAATTTTTCATAATTTAAAATAAAACAAAATGGCGGATTTTTCATTAACCACCCTCTTTGTTGTACCAGTAGGAAACGTATTACCTAGCTCTGGATCAACACAGAATTTAACAGCTGGTCAGTTTGGTATTTATACCAATAACTATGCTGTTGCAACTGTAGGTAACATTGCAGCTGCTCCTTATTTCTATTTAGCTCAAGGTAGAGTAAACACGTATTTACAAGGTTCTAAGCGTTCTGACAAGATTTCTGCAAACAATGTATCTGAATGGTACAAAGTTACAGGTAATCCAGTTGCTGCTAACCAAGTAACAGAAGTTGGTGATTTCACTGTAAAACCAGGTGAAATTGTAACTTTAACATTACGTGCATTCTCTAGCTACATTGACACATTGTATTTCAATGGCTTCACACGTTCAGTAACAGTAAACGCTCCATGTTTAGCATGTGGTGAAGATCCTTGTACTGATGTTGATGTACCTGCTTTAATTGATGAATTAATCATCAAGTTACGTCAAAAAGCTCCAGGTAACAACCCTGACAACATTAGCTTTGACACTTTCTATCAATTCCAAAGAGTTGGTAATGATCAGAATGCTAAGTTAGTTATCAGCGGTAAGCCTTTGACTATCTATGGACAACCATGTGATGTGGCTGCATTCCCTTGGGAGTATGACCGTATGTACTTCCGTACATTCATCTTCTCTGGTCCAGCTACAACTGCTGACTTCATTGTTGCTGATCCTTGTAACCAAGTAGCTCAAGCTGTAATTACTCAACGTAGTTCTTATGTTTCTGGTACTTCTGCAGAGATTCAACAATTAGAGAAAAACTTCTATAGCTACCAAGCTGGTTATTTGAAGCATTTGTACAGAATGGTTGGTTACAACGAGAACTTTGAGTCTTGGGTAACTGATGGTACTACTTACGATACTTTGTATATCAAGTTTAATGAGTATGACAAATCTGCTTACAAGTGGGGTGATTATATCATTGAAGATTCTCAAGTAATCATTGCTGCTCCACAAGCGTTAACTCAAGGCATCTTAGATGTATTAGAGGCTGCTTTGGGTCTTGTATCTGATGAAAGTGGTGATATCACTTCTACAACTAGTACTACAACTACTATTTGGCCTAGTACTTCAACAACAACTACTTTGATTCCTTAAGAATAAAAGTAGAATCATATTAACCTATGCCAGAGGGTGAGAGGATAATCTCAAGTCCTCTGGCATTTTTATTTTAAAGACATGACTCTAGATTTTTTAGTAATAAATACTTTCAATACAAAAACACTAGGTGTTGCTGATATATCAGTTTATGATACACAGCCTCCTAATGTTGTTGCTCCAACTATGGAGATTACTATTCCTGGATATACTGTTCCTGTGTCTATTCCTTTTATACCTCAAGATTTTAATGTTTATAATTCTATTATATTAGGACTTAATAATCTTGCAGGAGGTATGCAACCTCTTCCAGATGGTGTATACTATATGAAATATTCTGTTGCTCCTGCGTATTTAAATTTTGTAGAAAAGAACATAATGCGTACTGAAAGAATTCAAGAAAAATTTGACAATGCTTTCATGAAGCTTGATATGATGGAATGTGATAGTGCGATTAGAACACAAGCAAAAGTGAATCTAAATAGTATATATTATATGATTCAAGGCTCTATTGCTGCTGCTAATAACTGTGCAATAGATACAGCTAACAAATTATATGTACAGGCAGATAGACAATTAGATAATTTTATTAGGAACAACTGTGGTTGTTCTGGAAACAACTATATAAATAACTTCTATTGATATGGCAAACTGTAGAGATTGTGGCCTTAAAGTAGGTTGCGGATGTCAATTAATTAATGGCTTGTGTTCAGCATGTAATAACAAGTTGAAACAAATTAATCAAAGAATAAGAAATGTTATCACCAAGATTAACGGATTGTATTGAGTGTGCTAGCATACCTGCACTATTAACTGATATTGATCTTAGACTAACTGCGTTAGCTAATGATCAGTATAATAATATTGTATACTCCTTGAATTATTTTATTCCAGGACAGGTAATTGGTGACTTACTACACTATAAACAAATATTAACTTACAAACTTTGTAATCCAGAATACTGTGCACCTTTTACAGTGGATATGATTGCAAGCAGAGTAATAGTGTTAATTAATAAATAAATTATAAAATGTCTTGTACAAGTTGTTTTAATGGATGTGTTGAGACTGTATCTGACCAATGTGTTAGATATACAGGTCCAACTATTCCTGCTCTAAATATTACTACAGGAGATACATTACTTCATGTAGAAGAAATGATTACAACTAAACTTGTTCCGTTATTAACTGGTACAGGTGATGTTATAACTATTGCTTCTGGTGATAAGTGTGCTCTTATAAATGGATTCTTAATAGGAATCACTTCTCCTAATTCTACTCAATTATTCACAGCATTAGTTAAATCTGTTTGTAGTTTACAAGCTCAGGTGACTGCAGTTGCTGCTGATATTGCTGTATTAAATGCAGATTATACAATAGGTTGTCTTACAGGTGTAACAGCCTCTTCTGACACACATGCTATCTTACAAGCTGTTATTACAAGACTTTGTGTTGTAGTGGCAGATTTAGCAGCGTTAAGTTTAGATGTAAGTACAAACTATGTAAAACTATCTGAATTAGATTCATTAATAGCTGCTTACATAGCTAGTCAATCAGGTAATGTAAATCAGAACTATTTAAAGATGGTTCCTTTTACAGTGGTTGAATACTACGGTCCTCTTACAAACTTTGATGGTACAGGTGCTGGTATAGGAACATTAGGATGGGATAAAATCTATTTATGTAATGGCTCTAACGGCACTCCTGATAAAAGAGGTAGAGTTGGTGTAGGAGCTATTCTTAATGTTCCTGGTGGTCCATTAAACGCTGCTGTAGATCCTGTTTATACTGGTAATCCAAATTATGATCTTGAAGATATTGCTGGTGCAAACACAGTGGCTATAAATGTTAATCAACTTCCTAGTCATACACATGGTGCAACAGCAAGTGCTACATCTATTGTAACAGATCCTGGACATAGTCACTTTGCAGGAAGACAAAATGATTTTGGTGGAGCAAGTGGAAGTATAGGTTTATCTAAAAATATACCACAAAATAATCAAACTACTACTTCTACAACAGGTATCACTGTAGCAACAACTGTAAATGTAAGCAACACAAACACTGGTAGTAATCAAGGTCATCCAAACATTCAACCTGTAATTGCTTCTTATTACATCATGTATATTCCTTAATATTCTAAATCAACTATAAATGTCTTGTTTACCTGGTACACCTTGCTATGACGCTTATTATCATCCTAATCAAACTTCTGGATGCTCTCCTTGTGAGACAACAGCAGATCATGTTATATATAATGGACCTAACTTACCTAATACAGGAATTCACACTGGAGATAATCTAGACTGTGCACTATCAAAAATAGATGATTCTATTGGTACAGGTGGTGGAGGAACAGGTACATCAGGTACGTCTGGTTCTTCTGGCACTCGTGGAACTAGTGGTACATCAGGTACTTCTGGTATTAACGGTGCACCAGGAGCTGCTGGTTCATCTGGTACATCTGGTGCAAATGGTACTTCTGGTGGTAACGGTACTTCTGGTACTTCTGGTGTAAGTGGTACAAATGGTGCTTCAGGAACTAGTGGAACATCTGGTGGAAGAGGTGCTGATGGAACAAGTGGTATTAATGGAACTAGTGGTGCAAACGGTACAAGTGGTCTTACAGGAAGTTCAGGAACTGATGGTTCTTCAGGAACCTCTGGTATAGATGGAACCTCTGGTACAAGTGCTGTAGATGGAACTTCTGGCTCAGCTGGAACTTCTGGAATAGATGGCACCTCTGGTAGTTCAGGAACCACTGGAACTTCAGGAACAACTGGAACTTCTGGTACATCAGGTTTTGAAGGAGGTCTTGCACAATGGAGATTTAATCCTAGTACAAATACAAACGTTAACCCTGGTGTTACATACTTCACTTTAAATGATGCAAGTTGGTTAGCATCCGCTTCTCAAATTGCAATCAGTGATTTATCATATAATCCTAGTGCTGACTTCTCAGCATATCTAGATGCACTGAACCCTTTCTCAGCACTTAAGCTAGTTAGTACTGTTGATTCTTCTAGATTTAAAATATTAGAAATTGTATCCACTTCTCCTTTTGAAGTGGGTTTTGAAAGATTTATAGTTACTCAAACTGCAGCTCAGGGTACAAATCCTGTAAGTGGTGAAACATTCATGATAGTTCCTGTAGGTGCTGCTGGTAGTTCAGGAACATCTGGAACAGCTGGTTCTAGCGGTACCACTGGCACATCAGGCACATCAGGTACTAGTGGTACATCTGGTACAAGCGGCACGAGTGGAACCTCTGGTACTAGTGGTACATCAGGCACATCTGGAACTACTGGTACGTCTGGTACAACAGGTACTTCAGGAACAACTGGAACCAGTGGGTCTTCAGGTTCTAGCGGTACAACAGGAACCAGTGGATCTTCAGGTCAAAGTACAGGTGGTACATCTGGTACTTCAGGGTCTTCAGGATTAAGTACTGGAGGAACTTCAGGTACATCTGGAGCTAGCACTGGGGGAACTTCTGGTACTTCTGGTTCTTCAGGAGCTAGTACAGGAGGTACATCTGGAACTTCTGGAACTAGTGGAGCTAATGGAGCAGGATTTAATTCTATTTCTCCTACAACATCAGGAGCTGTTCTTACAGCAAACGGTACATCAAACAGTGCAACAGCTAATCCTTCAGTTTATATAAGTAGCACTAGTCAGTTAAATGCTGGTTCATTCTTTGAAACTTCAGATATCAGATTTAAAAATGTATTAGAAACAAATCCTAATATTGATGTATTAGGAATACAAGTAATTAAATTTACTCGTACAGATGAAGAGTCTAACCAAATTAGATATGGATATTCTGCACAACAGGTACAAGAAATTTTACCTGACGCTGTGTCAGGAGAAGATAAATTAGTGGTTAACTATTCAGATGTACATACATTGAAAATAGCACAATTAGAAAAACGCATAGCAGAATTAGAAGCTAAATTAAACCAATAATGAAAGTTAATAATTTTTTAGTAACAGGAGCAGATCTTGCTACAATGGGATATAGACAAAAGCCTGGGACAACTCCTCCTCTTGATGGCAGCATCATGAGTAAAGGGGAAGCTGATGCTAATTATTATATAGATGGTTCAGTTAGTCCTTGGTCTACCTATCCTAATACAAGAGCTCCTAAATATCAAGACTATCCATGTCCTTGTGTACAAAGTATTGTAGTAGAAAATAATTTAGCATTTGGATTTAGTCAAACTATATCATACGAGGATTGTTCTGGAAATACATATTATTATTATCTTCCTTATGGTCAGGCTGTAGGAATTATTGCATGTTCATCTGGAGGAGAAGGTGGTGGACCTCCAACAGGTTGTGGAATTTTAAGAGGTTCAGTTGTTGGTGCTCGTTTATCTTCTGTAACTTATGACGGATGTTGTTATGCAAACTATCCATGCACTACAACTAGTACAACCACTTTACCTCAATGCAATTATGATGGACTCACTGTAGTTTGTAACACTCCTGTAGGATATGCTACTTTAGAATGGAGTTTTTTACTTGATAGCGGAAGTGTTGGAAGTATGGAATTATATGTAAATGGTTCAGTTATTGAAAGTAGAAGTTTTAGTTCAAACGGTACTTGGAATGTTGGAGTTGGTGATCAAATATACGCTGAGGTATTTTCAAGTGGGTGTGATAGTTTTGCAACAAAAGCAAATGCATATACATTTGGTATTATAGCAGATGCAGCTTGTGGAGATGGTTCTGTAATATTAACAACAGGAACATATACTGTAACTGCTGGTGATATTGGAAATACATTAATTTTCCAAACGTTTTCAGCTTGTGAGACTGCTTGTTTATAAAAAAAAATAAAAATGGCTATAAATATAACATTAACATTAGGTGCTGGGTTAGGTGCTAACTTAGGACCAAACTTTAATCTTACAGCAGATGTTGGAAGTGTAATTCCATCAACTGCTACCAAAGCAGAATTGCTTGCAGGTAAAGTTGTTGATGTAGATAACTCTGCTAGTCAAGTGACAGTAACATCTACTGGAGCTTGTACAAATGTAATATCACAAGCTATTCCATGTGCTAGTACTACAACTACAACCACTACAATTAATCCAACTAACAACCTTAATTTTATTCAGACTATTGTAAGTAGAGATGATGTTACTAGCTCAAATGATGGAAAATATGTAGCTACAATATGCGTTACAAATAATAAGTTATATCTTTCTAATGACTATGGACTTACCTATAGATCAATAACTGTATCTGGAACAAATACAGTAAGAAGTGTTGCAATAAGTGGAACAGGTCAATATATATATTGCATTGTAAACCCATCAGGACAGCCACATTTTATTGTAAGATCTACAGATTATGGTGTTAATTGGAATACTACAGGTACTGCAACAGGAGCATATTCTTCAATTACTACAAATAGAACAGGACAATATGTAATTGTTGGAGCAATAAATTTAGGTGAAGCAGAATCAGGGTTGGGTCAAATTTGGAGATCTTCAGATTATGGAGTATCTTTTGTAAGAGTAGATTTTTCTTTTGGTGGTCTTTATCCTCAAGCACCCTATGCTGTTACAGTAGATAGTTCAGGTAATCGTCAATATGCTGCTACCATTAATCTTACTATGGCAGCATTTGATGGAACTGTAGGAAGAACAACAACTGCTTTAGGTAATTTTACACCCAAAGCTCAAGATGGTAATCAAACATATTATGGAGTGAGTACCTCTGCTGATGGATCAAAAGTGGTTGTTGCTAATCAAGGTGGATTTTACGGATATAGTCCTGGAAATGTTCAGTTGAAAAGAAGTATAGATTATGGTGACACGTATGCAAATTTTGGTGGAGTTTCTACTCAATGGCTTGGTGTAACTATAGATGGAAGTGGTACAAATATAATAGCTGTTCCAGGTACTTCAGGAGCAAGCACTTTATATAAATCAGTTTCATTTGGTACACTTTCTTCAGTAGCAAGTTCTAAACTTTGGACTAGTGTATCAATTTCTTATAATGCAACTGTAGCAATTGCTGCAGAAACAACTGGACTTTGGAGATCTACAAATGGTGGATCTACTTGGACAAAATTACCTTAATTAAATAAACCAACATGACAGTATTAATAACTTTGACAACAGCTGGTTCTGATACAGGACCATTTAACATCTACTCAAATTCAAATGGATTTTCAACAATAATCATCTCTGGTGTATCTAGAGCGTCTTTGGTAGCTGGCTATAATGCAACTGTTCCTGATGGAACTACAGAAGTTTTAGTTAGATCTACAGGAGCTTGTCAAAGAGATCTTTATTTAGATGTATCAGGTGCTCCTGCTACAACAACTAGTACTACTAGTTCTACAACAAGTACTTCTACAACAGAAGCTCCTATTGTTCCAACTATCTACTTAGGACAACCAATTTGTAAATATAACAACTGTAATGATAATGCTGCTTGTGCTGTAGTTTATGATATAATTGTAAACAACGCTCCTCCTGCATCATACGTAGAATTAGTTACAACTTTCCCTGCATCTACAGCTAATGTAAGTTTAACTGATACACAGCCTTCTACAGCTAGGATATTGTATTACGAGCCTTCTGGATCAGCAACTCCTGTATATTTTACAATACAGTTAAAGTTAGGATCAACAGTGTTAGCTTATAGTGATACATCATTAACCCATCAATCATTCTGGCAATTTTTAACTAATTGCTCATAAGATAGTAAAAACCCTGTTTGTTGGTTTACAGGGCATCCCCTGGGGTTTCTACCCTGGGGGTTTTTTTTGCAAACTCTAATCAAATTGATTAAACTATATAATTAAATTAGTTAACTAAATTTGGAAAATATCAAAAAAGTTTCATACCTTTACTTTAATTTTAACCAAACTTAAAACCTATATGTCTGGAAACCAACCCCTTTTGGAGCAGCTACAGCAGATGTTACACTGGAAAAAATCAAAGAAATATTACGCTGACAAGCTAGGAGTGACAGAATTAGAGATTGATGAGTTGTTAACAGATATTAGAAAAAGAGAAGATGAAGCCATAGTTGGCAACTATATATCTGATTTAGAGGACACTGTAGTTAAGTTTACAGAAGATCTAATAAAAGGAACTGGAGAGATTGTAGCTAACGTTACAGAAGAGATTAAAAGCCTTGATGAGCTTATTGAGAAGTGTAAGATAGACACAGATAAGTGGGAGATAACTAAATACGTACAAAACTATTGGGGAAACGGAGATAGTCCACACTGGCAAGTAAAAGCCTGGTTAGGAAAGAAGTCTGCAGAGCAAGTGTTTCAAGATAGCTTTGTGGACTTTTTAGCTTCATATAAGCCTGTTAGTCAGGACATTATGAGTCCTAAGTTTGTAAACGGTAAGAGTAATGGTATGTTAGTTATCAACAAACAAGACTCTCACTTAAACAAATATGACATTGATGGCAACAATGATATAGTTGATAGACTTTCTAACATCATGTACAAGGTAGAGTTGATTGCTAATCAAGCACAGCTTTCCAACAACTTAGAGCAAATTACATACATCATTGGTTCTGATGAGTTTAACAGTGAGTTTACAGGAATGACTACAAAAGGTACTCCTCAAACAAACACTCATACATATCAAACATCTTTTGAATACATCTGTGGGCATGAGGTGTTAATGATTACAATGTTATTACAATATGCTGAGAACGTGAATGTTGTGTACGTAGCAGGTAATCATGATGAGTTTGTAGGATGGCATATGGTTAATTGGTTACAAACCTATTTTAGAAATACAGATAGATTAACTTTTGACTGCTCTCCTAAGTATAGAAAGTATATAAGCTATGGTAATTCAGCAATGATGTTTAACCATGGGGATGCAATCAAACCTGCTAAGTTAGCAGCACTATTCCCAATAGAATTTAGAGAAGGATGGTCTTTCCATAATAACTTCTACATATTCACAGGAGACAAACACCATGAAGTAAGTCACGACTTTAATGGTATTAAATTTTACCAAATACCAGCATTTTCTAATGCTAAAAGCCTTTGGGATGATAAGAACGGTCACACAATGTCTAAAGCAGAAGTGACTGGATTCTTAATAGAACAAGGGTCAGGAATGACAAATATATTTAAACAGTATTTATAATGGCAACATTACGTAAGTTAGTTTCAGATGTGCGTGGAATGCATAAGCTTATATCCACAGATAACGTTATCACAGATAGAGTTATTGCATCAGAGATTAGAAACAACACACAGTTATTAGTTAAACGTGAGACAAATCTCAGAAAGCTTTGGGCTACTGATACTGTCTTTAATACCATCCAATGTTTGGAAATGGTAGAAGTTCCTATTTCTGACTGTTGTAATTACGTAGACCCATGTACTGTTTCTAGAAGTAAATATAAACTTCCTAGGATTACAGAAGGAAATTATCAATATTTGATACAAGGTGTTTATTCTATAAACGCTATGGGAGGAATGGGTACAAAGTTTAAAGAGATTACAATCAATAGATATTTAAATTTACTAGGACTTCCTATTATTAAAAAACAAACATACTATTGGATAGCAAATGAAGGTTACTTATATTTGAGTAATCCAAATTTAAAATCAGTTAGGATATCAGCATTCTTTGAAGAAGACATTCCTAATGATATTGCATATCCAGAATGTGGTTGTGGTACTGGTCCTGAGGTTACTGATGAAGAATACTGTAAAAATCCTTTGGATAAAGAATATGGTTGTCCAGGATATCTTGAGAAACAAGTATTAGAGCTTACGTCTCAAAAATTATTATCTACATATTTTAGTATTAAAACAGATATGGCAGATAACGGTGTTGATGGGCAAGCTCCTAATGCACAACCAACCCAGTAATGAGGATAAAAATTGATTGGAGAAGCTCCAGTAAAGAAAACTACAATAACTTTTGCAAGAAGCATCCCACAATTAAAATTACATTTGATGAGTGGAGAAACATTTTATATTCTTATAATGAGAATTTTAAAAGTTATATACTAGAAACTGGAGAAAAAGCAAAGCTACCTTTTGGGTTTGGTGAGTTCTCAATCAATAAAAAGAAAAGAAAGAAGGTTAAGGATATCAATGGTAAGGAGTACATTAACTTACCAGTAGACTGGCAAAAGTCTAAAGAGAAGGGAAAAATTATATACAACTTTAATTATCACACAGAGGGTTACTTTTTTGGCTGGGTATGGTTTAAAGAAACTGCCAGACTAAGAAACATAGACTTGTGGTATTTTAAACCTTCAAGAGTTACATCAAGATTGCTCTCACATTATATAAAAACAAACGATACGTATCAACACATCTATCGTGAGTGGAAAAAATAAATTATGTCATACTATTATAAGTACAGATTTGTATCTCCTGAACCAGTTTATGCAACTGTTAAAGAAGAATTAAAAAGCTATTTTGACACAGGAGCTGTGGATGATTTGCTTTTCCCTACTTATTTAAACAAGTGTTTAAACAAGTTAGGTAGGACAACTTATGCTATTGCTGAGCAAGTTCTTTATATTGAAGACTTCCAAGCTAGGCTTCCTGATAACTTTTATGCTGCTAGAGAAGCTTGGATGTGTACTGAGATTCCAGGTTATCCTTATCAATCAGCTAACTCATTCTACTCACAAGCTGCATCTCAAACAACTATTCAAATAGCACCTATCACTAGTGGTGGAGTTCCTTGCGTAGAACCTAACTGTACAACAGGTTGTCCTACATGTATGCCTGAGCTTATACAAGCTGTATACAAAACAAACAATGCAATAGCTAGATCTTATAGACAAGAATATTTATTAAAACCAGGTAACATTTCTGCAAGAAACAACTGTGAGGTTGAATACAGCAATGCTTGGGAGTTTTATGCTCCACCTCCAACAGTACATGAGTTCACCCCTGGTTCTGCTGGTTATGATTCATTTGACATTAGAGATAATAAATTTGTTACTAACTTCAGAAATGGTGTAGTACATCTATTATTTTATGCTACAGAGTATGATAATATAGGTAATCAATTAATTCCTGATAACTATCGTATTAGAGAATTTGTAGAAGCATTCATTAAATATAAAGTGTTTGAAACTCTTTCAAATCAAATTAATGATGAGACCTTCCAACAAATACAACAAAAGCTAGCTTATTACAAACAGTTACATGATGAAGCATTTATCATGGCTGATATTGAAATTAAGAAACAAACTCCTTGGGAGAAGCAAAGAAGAATTAAAAATGACTTGAACAGATTCCAAATGTATGAGTTACCTAACAGAACTAACAGATACGGCAGGAGAAGAAATAATTAATAATTATGGCAGATCAAGAACAAGGAAATATTAGACAGGAATTTAGTTTAGGTAGAACTGGACTAAATATGGACTCATCTGTAAACCAAGTTGAGAAGGGTAAGCTTACATATGCTTTAAATGCATCTGTTGAGAATTTTAGTGCCACTGCTGTAAACTATCAAAATGAACCAGGTAATGAGGTATGTCTAAACTTTCCTGAGAACTTTCTTCTTATTGGAACACATTTTATTCAAGAGAAGAATCAACATATATTCTTTTTAACGAATCCTGAAACTGGAGCTTCTCAGATTGGATACATGGATAACAATGATTGTATATATCACATGTACGTAGAAGGACTTTGTTTAAACTTTAATATTAACTATCCAATACAAAAAGCTGTACACAAGATTTCAAACTGTAGTACAGAGATTTATTGGACAGATGGATTAAACCCTAGAAGATATTTAGATCTTGATAACATTCCATATATTACAACTTTTCCAGATGGTGTTATTTGTGATCCTATTGTAACACCAATACTTGATTGTAATAAATTAAAGATACAACCTAATTTTAGTATTCCAGATTTAGAAGTTGTTGATGTTATTAATGGTGGAGATTTAAAAGCTGGTACATATCAATTTGCTATTCAATATTGTAGTGCACAAGGAGATGCTTATACGTCTTACTATTCAGTAACTAATCCAACTCCTATTGCTAATCCAAAATTAACCACAGCTAACTTTGATTACGCTGTAGGTAGATCTATTGTAGTTGATATAAGCAATATTGATTTAACAGGATACTTTGAATATTACAATCTAGCTGTAATTAAAACAATAAATGATATCACCTCTGTTCAATTAGTAGGTACATATTTTATTGATGGTGCTACAAATCAAATTACTTATACAGGACAAGATGTAACAGCTATTAGTTTAGCAATTGCTGATATATTTGAAAAGTTTCCGTACTATGAGATTGCACAAGATTTAACAGCTGTACAAGATGTTCTTGTATGGGATCAACTTACATCTATTGATAAAATTAATTATCAAAGTATTGCTAGTAAAATTGATCTTCAATGGCAAACTTACAAAATTCCAGCTGGAGAAACTTACGCTGATGAACTAAATGCTACTAATTTACGTGGATATCTACGTGATGAAATATATGCATTTGAAATTGTTTTCTTATTGAGAAATGGTAAGCAAACAGATGGTTTTCATATTCCTGGTAGGGCTGCTACAGCTGATGATTTAGTAATTGTTAATAAATCTACAAATGCTGATTTTATTGGTACAGGAACAACTGCTCCTTATTGGAAAATATACAACACTGCAACTGTAGTTGGAGATGCTTTAGGACCTAATATTGGAAATGCTACACCATATAAATTTGGTGATTTTGCGTATTGGGAATCTAATGAAGAATACCCATGTAACACTCTTGTATGGGGGGCTTTAGCTGGACAAAAGATTCGTCATCATAAGTTCCCTGATATTTTAGTTAGTCCAATGTTTGAGTCACAAACTCCAAACTATAATCTTCCAGAACTACAAACAGCAAATGCTTTATATCCTATTGGTGTTAAAATAAATACACAACAGGTAACATCGTTAATTGATAACTCTAATCTAACAGCTGATCAAAAAGCTGATATAGTTGCATATAAAATTGTAAGAGGTGATAGGGCTACAAACAAATCTATTGTAGCAAAAGGTATGTTAAGAAATGTTGGTACTTATGAAAGAGAAGGTACACAATATTACTATCCTAACTATCCTTATAATGACATTAAGACTGATCCATTTTTATTAAAAGATAATAATGCTTATAACGCTCAATGTCAAACATTTAAAGTTGTAGTTGCCACAGTTGGTACAATGCAAATAACTGATTGTTATACAGGAGAAGTTACTGCTGTTGCTATGCCTTTAGGAATGACTAGCATATGTTCTATTACAGTTCCTTTAGTAATTACAGGATCTGCTACATTTACTAATGTTACAGCTGTATCTTATACATTAACTTCTTATCTATCAATTCCTTCAACATCTACTACATTTATATATACTGATCCAGTTACACTAGTGAGTGTTAATGTAACTGTTCCAGTAAATACTTCACTTACTGTTAGTTCTACAACTGTTCCTAGTCGTGTAAGTGGATCTCCTAGATATACAATATTAGAGACTACTAATAATAAAAATACAAATTGTTATCCAGTTAATTTAAGTGGATTTGATAATAGTTCTAAATATAGAATGGTGTTTAATTCACCAGAGACTTCTTTTGGGCAACCTTATTTAGGCAATGTGCTTAAGTTAGAAAGTGCTATGTTTGGAGGGGGTAGAGCACACTTTGTACAAGTTAAAAATCATGCATTATATAAGTTAATTACTAAACAAGCACAAGTAGATGCTTTAACCTCAAGTTACAATATTGCTAATATAACAGCTCCATTTAATGCTACTGCAATGTTCACTGCTTACCAAGCGTATTTAACAATTTATATTAATGGTATTAGCAGAAGAAACTTTACATATTCATTTAATTCCACTGCTCAATATGATTATAATGCGGATATTCAAAACGCTGCTCCTGATGCATTTGGTAACATAGGTGTTAAACAAAGGGAACTTGATTTATATCAATATCTTATTCCTGGTTTTCAATCTGTTGGTGATGTTTATAATGTAAATAACTTTCAAAGAGAATCTTCTGTTTATTTAAAAACATTAGATGCTATAACTCCATTGCCATTTGCTGAACAAACTCCATCTTTAGTGGTTTCTGGAAACAGTTTAATTACTGATGATTCAAGATTTACAATTTCTTCAAGAGATAATTGTGCTTCTCCAGAGATGCAAGAACCTATTAAAGTGGTATCTTATTATGGGTCTATCAAGAACATAAATATTAATCAGTGGGGACAACTATATTCATATCAAACAATTGATACAGGTTTTCAAAAACATTTGTCTGATGTAGCAGGAGTTGATACTGTATTTGGTGGAGATACATTTATTGGTAGATTTGCTTATAAAACTAAACTTCCTTTCTTTATTGATAATAGAGTGGGGGCTCCTGATGATAGTGATATTTTTTATGATGAATTAGGTAATGTTGCCTACCCACAATACTGGTACTCAGCTAGATCTATACTAAGCAATTATAAAGCTGGTGCAACACTAATGAAAAATATTATATCTATTAAGGCACATTATCTTGATTGCCCTAATGATTATACTTTTATAAGTAATACTACTACTACTACTTCTACTACAGCTGCTCCAGGTAGTACATCTTTGAGTGATACAACCTATTCATATGACGGTAAGATGTATCTATTTGCTTATGGTATTCCTTATTACTATGTAGAAAGTTCTATAAATGTAGACTTGCGTCAAGCATTTAATAACTTAGAAGGTGATTACTATCCACACGTGAGCTCAGGTATTCCTGATAACTGGTTACAACAATCTGTTGTTCCAATTCAGTTTGACAATACATATACATATAATGTAACGTATTCAAAACAGAATAAAGAAAACTTCTTCTCTCACTTACCTGTAGATTTTGATGATGACCAATGTTATACAAGCTTTCCATTCAGAGCAGTTTATTCTGAGGCACAAGCAGATAATCCAAGCGTAAGAGTAAATAGTTGGTTAAATTATAAACCTGTAGCATTCTTTGATTTTCCTCAAAACTATGGCAAGTTAACATCACTAGATGGTATTCAAAATAAAGCTGTGTTAGCTAGATTTGAGAATAAGTCATTGTTATACAACACGTTGTTAACAATGAATACAAGTAATCCTCAAGCTGCTTATTTAGGCAATCCTTCTTTATTTAGATCTGCTCCTCCAATTGATTTTGCTGAGACAGACCTTGGATATGTAGGAAGTCAAAATAAGTTCTTATTAAAGATTCCTAATGGACAAGTGACTATAGATGCCAAGAGAGGACAAGTATTTCTTATTAATGGAATGGGTGGTCAAATACAAGACTTATCTGCATTTGGTTCAGGACTTAATAAGTTCTTCACAGACCATCTAGCATTTGAAATCTTACGTTACTATCCTAATGCTGATACAGATAATCATTTTAATGCTTGTGGTTTACATGGTGTATATGATAGTAAATATGATAGAATCATTATATCTAAGCTTGACTATATTCCTCAACCAGCATACGCAAGTGTTATTAAATACGATGAGTTGACAGGTGAGTACTATATTGATAAAGCTTATGGTGATTTATCTTTAAGAAAGGTAGTTAGTTTAACAGACAGACAATACTTCTGTAACAAATCATGGACCCTATCGTACAGTGTAAATATACAAAGCTGGGTTAGTTTCCATAGTTATATTCCTAACTATTATATAGCTGAGAATAACTTCTTCTATTCAGGACTGAATGAAGGATGTGACTTAGAAGCTATTGCTGTCATGGAGATTCCTAGTCCAACTACTACAAGTACAACAACAGTTATATTAAATTGTAACTTAGGTGGTACAGCAGAATATGTTATACCAGTAACAACTACTAGTACAACAACTCCTACTCCTCCTGTTTATGATTGTACATTAACTGCAGGAAGTGCTGTTATAGTACCCTCACCAGTATATGATTGTACATTAACTGCTGGATCAGCTATTCTTCAATTAACAAATTAAAATATATGTCACAAACCGTAGAAATAACAATTGCAGCAGCAGGAGCTGACACAGGCCCATTTAATCTTTTTTCTAATGCAGATGCATACGTTACTGCATTTGCTACAGGAATAGCAAAATCAGCTTTGTTGGCTGGTTACACTTCAACTGTAGTACCTGATGCAGCTACTATAGTTAGGGTAAAATCTAATAGTGCTAATTGCACAAACTCTGTAGATATGACAATAACAAGTCCTGCACCACCACCAAGTATTACTTTTACTGTAAATAATCCAGCACAATTTAATTATCCAATAAGTGCAGGTAATGGTAGTGCAAGTGGAACAATTAAAAATAATAGTGGTAGTACGATATATGTATATTCAAATTTTAATAGCGGAGGACAAGGTAGCGGTACTATACAAGGAGATACTGGATTTGTTGCTGGTGGAATAGCTTTAGATATACCTGGAGGTCCAATAACATCATTTGGACAGAATTTCTATTCAACAAACTATGAAACACTACCTTCAGACAATACTTCATATGCTTGGAGTTTAAGTAAACAAGATGGATTTAGTAGTGGGGCAACTCTTAAGTTAGTATACTCAACAACAGTTGGTGGAACAAAGATAGCACTGGCACCATAAAATAATTAAAAATGGCTAAGACAGTAATAATAAAATTAACAGGAGCTGGTAACAGAACAGGACCGTTCAATATCTATGATAACTTAGGTACTGTTTTGGGCATAGCTGTGTCCAAGGATAACCTTATTGATGGTTACACAGTTAGTGTTGCTGATGCTGTTACTTCAATTATTATAGAATCTACAGGAAGGTGTAAGACTACTATTGATATAGACATTACAACAATGACTGTTGAACAAATAGCTGCTGTTACATACACTCCAATTAATACAGCTTCTTTATGGAGACATCTTGCTAACACAACTATTTATAATAAGTATTATGATATTGTAGAACCTTACATTATTGAATACCCATTCTCATATCAATCATATGATGAGATTCTTCAGAATGTAAAAGACTATACAAAGGCTTATAAATATCTTCCTATACCAGATGGTGTGTTTAATGATAATGCTCAGATAGAAACTGATAATCAATGGTTTAATAAAGCAGTATTATATAACGGACAGCAGTCCACAGGTGTATTAGAATTGGTACCAAAACCAATTAATAACCTAAAAGCCTATTTACAATATCCTTTATATAATGCTGAGAGCAAAACTATCACATATACTAAATCTGATAATTTTTATCAGTATAATACTTTTTGGAGTTTAGTTAAAAATAAAGCCGTACCTTTGTTTACGGTGAGCTGTGAGTCATTATCAATAGACAAGATTGTAAATCAAGCTAATATGGATTACGGAAAAAGATCATATAAGAAAGAACCTTTAAGAGCTAAAGAACTTAAGGTAAGACACATTCTTGATAACACTTCAGAAGCTAATTTGGTATCTCAATTTATTATTACACCATCACAAATTTCTTACAAGTAATGGCTAAGTGGTTAGATAAATACAAACAAGGAGGATTAGTCTTAAAGAAAAAGACTAAAGATAACTTTGGTAAAAAGTTTAATCCTAATGATGTAAAAGCATCTGTAGGTCCTGGCTTTGTAGGAGATGGTTATAATACAAAAGGTAGAAACTATTCTCCTGCATGGGGGGGTCAGTTTGCTATGGGTGGAAGTATGCCAGGTGCTGTAGGATTCACATACGCACGCACAGCTGGTTCAGCTCCTGCTAATGGTAAGTATACAAAGAAGACAAAAGCTAGTGCTCAGAATGGAGCTGAGTTAGATCCTGAGTTATTTAATATAAATACTCAAGCAGCACAAGATGCTACAAG